ATGACAGACATTAAATCCATCCCCTCTGTAACCGTCAAATATGCCAGCAATGGTAGTTCAACCACCGCAAATGCGATGGGGATGCGGGTTATGCAAGAGCGCGCCTATGAAAAGCGTGGCGAACAATATCTGCTGATTAAATCTCCGCCGGCATCGGGTAAAAGCCGCGCATTGATGTTTATTGCATTGGATAAGCTGCATAACCAGGGCCTGAAAAAGGCATTGATTGTTGTGCCGGAAAAATCTATCGGCTCCAGCTTTAATGATGAGCCTCTGTCAAAATACGGTTTCTGGGCAGATTGGGTTGTCGCCCCGCAATGGAATCTTTGTAACGCCCCAGGCGATGATAATGGCGGCAAGGTCAAATCGGTAAAAGCCTTTCTTGACAGTCCTGACCGCACGCTGGTTTGTACCCATGCCACTTTCCGCTTTGCGGTGGAACGCTTTGGGATTTCTGCTTTTGACGACTGCCTGATTGCCGTGGATGAATTTCACCACGTGAGTGCAGCGGAAGATAACATTCTGGGTGGGATCATTACCCAGCTGATTACAAGAGATAAAGTGCACATTGTGGCGATGACCGGGTCATATTTCCGTGGTGATGCCATACCTGTGTTGATGCCTGCCGATGAAGCACGCTTTGAAACTGTCACCTACACCTATTATGAGCAGCTCAATGGCTATCAATACTTAAAACGTCTTGATATCGGCTATTACTTTTATTCTGGATCATATATTGACGAGATCGCAGACGTGCTGGATACAGACCTGAAAACTATCCTGCATATCCCCAATGTTAATTCTCGTGAAAGCACCCAGCGCGGCAAAACGACTGAGGTAAGTGAAATCATGGGGACGATGGGTGAATGGAAAGGCAAAGATCCCATCACAGGATTTGATCTTGTTGAACGTCCCGATGGCCGCATTTTGAAAGTTGCTGACCTGGTCGATGATGGCCCAGAGCGGCATTCTAAGGTTCTAACCTCCCTGAAAGATCCAGCGCAAAAAGATAACCGTGACCATGTAGATGTGATTATTGCTCTTGGTATGGCGAAGGAAGGATTTGACTGGATCTGGTGTGAACATGCACTGACCGTTGGATACCGTTCAAGTTTGACTGAAATTATCCAGATCATTGGCCGCGCCACCCGCGATGCAAAAGGAAAGACACAGGCACGCTTTACCAATCTAATCGCGGAGCCAGATGCAAGCTCTGAGGCTGTGACAGATGCGGTGAACGATACACTCAAAGCCATTGCAGCCAGCCTGCTCATGGAGCAGGTGCTTGCGCCCAAATTTAACTTCGTACCTAAAAATCCGCAAAGCGGCCCCGTTGATGGCATGGATTACGGCACGGGTGGTTATGACTCGACCAAGACCAATGTAGGCTTCGACCCTGTCACGGGTGCAGTGCAGATGGAAATCAAAGGCCTTATTGAACCTAAAAGCGCAGAGGCTCAGCGTATTTGCAAAGAAGATCTGAATGAAGTTATTGCCGCCATTGTGCAGGATAAGCCTTCTTTAGAAAAAGGAATTTTTGATACTGAACTTGTACCGGAAGAAATCACCGAGGTGAGGATTGGTAAGATCATCCGCGATAAATACCCCGATTTAAGCGAAGAAGATCAAGAAGCCATACGCCAACGCGCCGTGGCAGCGATCAATATCGTGCAGGAAGCTAAGAAAATCATTTCCGACCCAGCTACGCCTGGCGCGCTCACAACCAGCAACACAGCCCTCATTGATGGGGTGCGCAAATTTGCCATGGATGTACGCGAACTGGATATCGACCTGATCGACCGCATTAACCCATTTGGCGAAGCCTATGCTATCCTTTCTAAAGCCATGAATGAGGATAGCCTGAAACAGGTTGCCGCAGTCATCGCAGGCAAGAAAACAAAGCTCTCCCCTGAAGAAGCGAAAGATTTGGCCACACGTGCCGTGAAGTTCAAAAAGGAACGTGGCCGTCTGCCATCCTTGGATTCTGCAGACCCATGGGAAAAGCGCATGGCCGAAGGTGCGGCAGCTTTTGTACGATACAAGGAAGAAGGACGCTATGAGTGATCTAGACGAACTTTATGATGAATTAAGCGATCTTCACGTTGCAAAAAAAGAAGGTTCTGGCCGCACGGCACGTGAAGAACGAATTATTGCCGGATTTGAAGATATCGAGCGATTCTTTGAACAACACGGGCGTCTTCCCTTACACGGTGAAGATAAAGACATTTTTGAACGCCTTTATGCTGTGCGGCTTGATAAAATTCGCGGATCAGAGGAGTGCCGCCTGCTTCTTTTAGATTTGGATAAGCATGGCCTTTTGGGGGATGCAGCAGCTATCTCAGGGAGCGCAGATAACGAGCTGGATGATGAAACACTTTTGGAAGAGCTGGAAGGCATTATCAAGAGTGATATTACCAATCTGACGCATGTACGCCCTCGTGCCGAAATTAATGCTGCAGAAGAAATAGCCAACCGCACACCATGTAATGATTTTCAGAAATTTAAGCCATTGTTTGATGCGGTATCCGAGGAGATCGCTAAGGGTATACGACAGTCTCTTCAGATAAGAAAAGATGCAGGCTTTCTCAAGTCGCGCATTAAGGTTGGAGACTTTTTCATTCTTTATGGCCAGATGGTATATGTTGCCGAAATCGGCGAGCCTATTAAAGGCTCGAATGAAGCCATGGATGCACGTCTTCGTGTAATCTATTCAAATGGCACAGAAAGCAATCTCCTCTTAGATTCTTTGCGTCGGGGCCTTTATAAGGATGAAGCTAGCCGTATCGTCACCGAACCCTCTGCTGGCCCTCTTTTCTCTGGCGAGTTTGAAGATGGAGACGTTGAAACCGGAACGATCTACGTTTTGCGCAGTGACTCTGACTACCCTTTTATAAAAGAAAATCGTGAATTCATTCATAAAATAGGTGTCACTGGCGGTGATATCAAGAAACGCTTAGGCAATCCAAAAGTTTCCTCCACCTATCTGATGGCAGATGTCGAAATCGTGGCAACCTATGAGCTTTCCAATATCAATCCTGTCAAACTTGAAAACCTCATCCACCGCTTTTTTAAGCCTGCACAGCTGAATATTGAAATTAAAGATCGTTTAGGAAATCCAATTGATCCCCGTGAATGGTTTCTCGTGCCTTTATTCGTAATTGACCAAGCTATTGAGCATATCAAGAATGGCACGATTATAAATTATATATATGACCAGCAGGCAGCCTGCTTGGTGCGGCAGCAAGGACATTGAGCATGAGCACCACACCGAATCCAATTTTTTCCGTATCCGCTAAATACTTGGGGCCAATCTTCTCTCTGGACGGAGATCTTACGAAGCATGCCCAGAACCTGATATTTGCGCGAAATGGTACAGGGAAATCCTTCTTGTCTCGCGCACTCCGCTACCTAGCTTTGAAAAGCCAAGGCAGAGACATCACTGATGCTGCTCGTAACCTTGTTTCAGACGAGTCACCAGACGGCAAGGGAACCTTTTCGTTCTCTCGGGGGACGGTCGCCATGGGAGCATTGCAATTAGAAAAAAACGGAAACAATGTATCTGTAAATATTTTGGATACAATATTTCATGTCTTCTCAGAAGATTTCGTGCACGAAGAACTCAGAGAACGGTCATACGAGATAGATGGAAAGATTGAGAATCAGATTTCTGTCGATAGCGAGAACATCAAGATAAAGGATGCGCAAGAGGCTCTAGAAAAAGTAGTCAGAGATGAGCAGTCAACCGTGTCCGTCCTTCGCGCTAAATACGAGAATGAAAAACTTGCGGAACTCCATCAAAAAGCCAGCATAAACAAACAGCTTAAGGAATACAAGGCTTTGAGCCTTGATATCTTGCTAAGACATTATATCGAAAAGCCAGTTCCACCCGAACAAGCTTTTGCTGAAATTCTCACGGATCTAGACAGCCTCAAGTCCATTCCAGCGGAACCATCATATCCTGACACACTAGATTTAATGAGGAGTGACGATATTGATTTGGGAGAGTTGACTGTATCCCTTCAACGGGTGACTTCTCCGTCAAGCGTTTCCGAAGGCATTAAGAAAAAAATCGATACCCACCACAGCTTTTATGAGATCGGTGCGAAGATTATTCAAGATGATCATTGTTCAACATGCCCGTTCTGCGAACAAGGCATCACGTCTCCTGATCCAAAAGCTGTAATTGATGCTTATATTTCTTATTTTAATGATGAAGAAGAAAAGCATAAAGCGGAACTTCGAGAGTTCTTTCGTAAGTTCAACCAGAAAAATACGGAACTTAAAGAAGCTGAGGCTAAGCTTGCCAAGCAAAAATCACGATATGATACGCTAAAACGTTTTGTTCCGTCTAAAAAAAGCATTGAGATTGATGATGGAGAGACAGAATTCAAGGAGTTGCGAGCAACAATCATTGATATTAAGGAAGCCATTCAGAAAAAGGCTGGCGCACTATCATCCCCGCATCTGCTACCAAGTGGCAACGTGTCCACCAACATCACAAACATCAATAAGGTCATTGAAGATAACAACACAAAAGTCCTAGAACTCAACGAGGCTGTCAAAAAGTCTGATGAAGAACGTAAATTCCTTCAACGCAAAGCTTGTGAGGTATTCGACCGTGGGTTCGCAATAAGTCACTGGCCAGACATCGAATCCTTGAGAAGGATCGAGGACGATATCAAAGATAAGAAGGAAGAACTAAAAGTCCTTGAAAAATCAAACCCGTCAACGAACGCTCGTGATCGTGTTGCTGAAACCTTCGAACTTCTACTCAAAGAGTTTTTTGCTGATAAATACGTCTTTGACAAGGATAAGTTCGCTATCAAGCGTGGTGGCCATGAGATGGCACGCGGTCCTCACCGCACGTTGAGTGATGGAGAGAAAACAGCTATTGCGTTCTGTTACTTTATAGCCTGCGTTCACCGCAGGGTGACATCGAACAGCGATTACAGGAAGTTGTTTTTGATATTTGATGATCCGGTAACTTCGATGTCATATGATTTTGTGTTTGCCATTGCGCAAACACTTAAGAATCTAAGCATTTCGGAAAAAGGTGAGGTTTGGATAAATCCTAGCAAGATTGACGGCAATAATTGTAAACGACCAGAGCTTCTGATTTTGACCCACAGTAGCTATTTCTTTAACATCTCTCGGACAAATCGAGTCATCAAAGAAGATGCTACATTTTCTCTTTCTACTGACGGCACCACACATGAACTGACGCGCCTGACGAATTACGTGGCTCCGTTTGAGCGACAACTTGCGCATGTCTATCATGTTGTAAATGGCAACAATCCAGACTACAGTACTGGTAACGCAATTCGTTCCGTTCTAGAAGCGATTGGACGCTTTTGTAGACCTGATAAGTCGCAGAGCCTAGAAAATTTTATCGCTTATCTTGCAGGTGAAGAGGGATTTAGCATCAAGAGCATAATGGTGAACTCTCTCTGTCACGGAACCTATTATGATGAGATGCCATCACCCGACGATCTTAAATTGGCGTGTAAGGAGACAATCACTGTGGTTGAAAGGTTTGCAGGGGGACAAATTGAAATCATTAAGAGTGCCACCAGCAGAAAGACTCCGTAGTCTCAAAATTTAACTAAAAACTTAATGCATTAATTACAGAGATTTCTGTTGACATGTTTTGAGCTGCAATCTTAACGTTGCATAGTCCTGCACCACCAACGGCCACACAGCACCTTCTGTTGCGGACTCGATTTCAGCCGCTAATTTGTTTTGAAATTCGCGGCTGTATTCCTTGATAGGCGGACATGCCGTGGCAGAGTTAGAATTTGCCCCTGCGCAGGCGGTCAATAAGCTCACCGCGAGTACGGGGAGCATCCAGCGTGGCACGAAGTTGCGCATCTTTTACCTCTATGATTTTCTTGAGTTGATCGTTGCGTTCGGCATTGCGTCCCGCCTGGCGTGCGCCAAGCAGGATGGTCAGCACCGAAAGCCCAGCCACGCCCCATCCGATGAGGCGCAGCACATGACTGGACAACCAGCTTTTAAGAATTGCCAGCATCAGCGCAGCCCTTTCCGATGATCGTCGATACGCGCCCACAGCATGACACCGATGCCAATCAACGTGACGGCCAACAATGCCCATTTCGCAACTTCCAGATATGGCGCGATAGCCAGCAACGCGCTTGTTGCAGGCTCCAGCGTTTCTTGGACCGCTTCAATCGCCCCAGCGCCCATCGTGCCCGCCGTGGCAACCTGACCGCCCTTAACGGTGCGGGAAGCCTGCAGGCTTTGTTGTTTCGGCTCCACGCCCGCCAGCACCAGCGCCTTGGTGATTTCAGCGTCGCTGTACGGTTGCTGGCCGTTTTCATGTTGAATGATGGCTTTCACAATCGGCTGCAAATGCTCGAAACGGTGCATATCCAGCGTTTGTAGCGCAGAAAACCCCGTATTCCGCGCTACAGCCTGAATATACGAGACGGTGTTATTCTCGATGGCTGGCGCCCAGCGCGTGATAATTCCTTCGATTGTGCAAAGGCCGTATTTGTCCTGATAGGTAATCAGCAGCCGTGCCAGTGCGCGAATGCCGTAAATGGCAGATTTGAATGTGAAGAACTCACGGTCGTTCTGCTCTTTGGCTAGACCTTGCCAAGGGTCACCATTACGGCGGATATTTCCAGGATTGTGATTGCGAATACCGCGCGGTTTTTGGGTCGGCATGGTCTTTCTCCTTTGGTTAATAAAAAAACCGCCTCTTGAGGGCGGTTTTTGCTTCTTGTGATTTTATAGCTGGTTGCTATAGTTAATGATTATTAAGAGAGAGTTTTTATGGCATTAAATTTATGTGAAAAAGTAAAAGAGTTTCTGGAAAGTAACCCTGTGCAGCGTTTCACGGCTCGTGAAATTGCAACGTGGGTTTTTGAAACATATCCAGAACAATGCCGTAAGAAACAAACACGCTCTACCGCGACTGTAAATCCGATTGATAATGATCACGCTTTATTACAACAACTTGTTTCTGAAATTGACTCGCAGAGACCACGACTACAAAAGCGTTACCCTCAGATAAAAACAACTGAAGGGAGATCTCGTAAGTATTATTACGATGCAATAATGGATATGGTTTCACCCATTGTGGGCAATGCCGAAAAAGTTAGGCAGTCTATAGGCATTTATCGAGGGATATCAAAACACGCTAAGGAAATAAATAAAGAAAAACAAGGCCATTTCTTTGCTGTGGTGCAGAGTATGGCCATTGATACAATGGTGATGTCAACTTTCAAAATATACGACACAAGCAACAAAAAGTATAAGAAACACACGATACCTGAACTGGTAGACTTCTTAATCGAAAACAAATGTAGTGCCAAAATAAGAAATCCTGATCTTTTGAAGAAGCTGGGAGTTGAATCGCTTGATGATATCAAATCCCAAATTCCCTCAAGTGAGAATAGTAGCTGCTTAAAATCACTGTTTGTTTGGAGAGATAAAGTAGTTGCTCATCAAGAAAATACTTTAAACAACTATGAAGCACAAAATCAGCTAAAAGGTTTTCCTAGCATTGATGAGATAGAAGAAATAAACAATTGGTCATTCAGTTTTTGCGAGCTGTTTGTTGATATATTCAATAATGATACGATGCTAGATACATGCGAGAGAGGCTCAAGTAGGATGGCTACTTTGAATATAATTAGAAAGGTTCTGAGCAAGCCTCTTGATGGCTTTGAAGAAGTTAGAGAATTTTACTCCTAATTGTTTAAATTTGATCTCGTTCAAGCATCCCCAACACCTTCAGGCATTTTCCTTTGGCTTCAAAAATGCCTGCCCATTGTTCGGCTTCAGCGGTATCTGTTTTGGCAAGGATTAAGGTGAATCCTGTAACGCCGCGTTGCTGGGCGGTGATAAAATCTTTTAAATCAAACTCTGCTTTGCGAGCCAGCGTGCAGGCGATTGTGCGGGTGGCGTAGCAGAAAATATCCATCAGAGCGTTGATTTCATTTTCAGTGCATCCGGCGTTTTGAATGTCGTCAATGTGGGCGTTCCAAAATTTCTTGCTCATGGCTTTCTCCTTTGTTGTTGAACACAGTAAACAGTAACGCTTCTATTCGCCGGTTAATCCAGTGAATAAGACGCTTATAAATGGCTATATTTCAGGGTTTTTGATTATATGATTATCGGTGGAATATCCCGCCTTTGGCGGCAATGCCTGCTACCAAAAGAGCCAAAAGCCCGACCGTCACCCAGCGCACCAGCGTTTGCAGGAATGTCCGTTGCATGACTTTGATTGAACCCGCCAGATCACGCAGGGTGCGGATATCGTTGGCGGCATCCTCATCAGCCAAGCCAACTTCTTTCAGGGCTTTGCGTGCGCCACGACAGGCGGCTTGTTCCAGCAGGGTTTCGAATTCTTCGCGCGGGATATTGACCATGTGGCTTTTTACTGTGTCAGAAGTATAAGGTGTATTGTCGCTCATTTACCAATCTTCCTCCTCTTCTTCCTCCATCATTTGTGCCTTGCACATCAGCTGTAATTCCTTGTGCCGGTATTGCGGATCAATGATGGACGTGATGTCGTAAATCATTCTGTCATGCACAATGCGCATAAAGGACTTCATACCCTCGCGATAGCGAATGCGGATGCGCACGGTGGTTTCGGATTGGATGGCTTGCGCGGCGATAAATTCGCGGCCTTGCAATGGCTCGATTGATGCCCAAAGCGTAGCAACCGTAACCCACGTATAGCTAATAGCGCCCGTATTTTGATTTTGTGTCCAAGTATAATTTTGCAGCTCGACACGCTGCCTTAGACGACCGGCTCTCATGGTTAGGCTCTTGGAATACGATAAGGATCAAGCAATGCGTCCGCAAAACTATGGGGAACAATTTGTGATGCTGTTGTGAATGGAAGATTTTCGCGTTGCTCGTAAAGCGCGCCAATGCGCAGTAATATCCACTGCACAATCGAACGTGGTATATCTGCCGCGACCCCGTATCCGCAGATTAATGTCAGGGTTGCGCTATCAGAAACCCGCACACGCGGCGGCCATTTTTTATCAAGCACATAATCTGCACCATCCGAAGCTATGCTTTGCAGGGGAAGAAACCCATCAAGTATAACGCTTTCATCTTTATCCATCTCCAACGCCCATGTTTGCGTGATAAGACGCAAACCCGTTAGATGTTCGGCCTGTTCGCGGGCTGTAACGATAAGGGCTGCTATAAGGTCATCATCCTCTTCCATTTCGGTTTCGACACGCAAATGCAGCTTTGCATCGGCAAGTGTCACCGGCTCGGTGGCCGGTGGTGTAATTAATTGGGCTTTCATTTTATTCCCCATCATCCTGCTGAAGGTATTTAACCGCGCCACCAACATCAATCAGATTGCCATCATGACGAGAGAATGCTAAAAATCCGACCTGTCCTTTTTCGGTGTATTTTGAATCTGTAAGGCGGAACAAGGATACCGCCATAACGTCGCGGATCAGATATTTGGAAAAGTCGCCAAATAAAACGGTTTTTGCTGCCGTTGCCAGAGTGGGCATATGCTGATTGATTGTGTAGCTATACCCTAAAATCGTATCAGGCTCTTTGACGGCGACACCCGGCAACCATAGGGGGCGATTTTGGTCGTCTTTCAGTTTTTTCAATTGTTTGAGCGTGCCGTCATGGAACATAAACCGGCAATTGCCTGATTGGCGATAGGCGGGATCAACGCTGTGTTCCAACTCGATAAGTTCATCAAACGTAATGGCGTCCTCGGCGCTTGCGGTTGCGCCCAAACTTGCTGCCGTTACGATGCCTGTGGGCTGCCCTGTTCCCGTGCCGACTGTAAAATGCTTGTTGGTAATACGGGCAATACGCTGGGCCAAGCGGTCTGTAATATGCGCTTCCAGATCAATGACAGCATCTTGCAAAAGCTCGAACGGCACGGCAACGGATTTCGAGCTGTATTTATAAGCACCTAGCGTTTTAACACCAAAGCTGAAATCTGCGGCAGAAACCGATTGATTTTCACCTACAATTTCACCTTCTTCTGCGGTGGCATTTGTGGTGGGGTAATTAATGGGATTACCGCTGGCTGTCGGCAAAATAGTCGCGACATCGCGCAAACCGCCAAAGGCTTTCATAGCCTCAATTAACTGGCGGGCAACATCAGTCGGAACCAGATAACCACCTTCGGCAGGAACGCTTGTCCCCAGCGTCGCGCGAATGGCCGCCGCTTTACGTGCAACAATCTGCTGTTGCTCATAGGACAAAGCCTCCGTTCCGCCGCGCAGCCATGATACGAAAACAGATTTTTCCTGCTGGAGCTGGTTTGCGGCTTCGTCAGTAGAAAGCCCCTGTTCATCGGCACGTTTTTCAATAGAAGCGCGGTTCTGCGCCTCAAGATCAAATGCTTTTTGTGTGCGTTCAATCTGGGTGTCCAGACGGTCAATATCAGAAACCAGCGCATCATATTGCTTTTGCTGCTCGTCTTTCCATTGATCGCCCTGATGCTGATCGACCAAATTGCGCAAGCTCTTTGCTTTGGCAGAACGCTCTTCACGTAGTTTTTGGATGCTCATTGCTTTTCTCCATAAAAAAATCGCCCGAAGGCGATGGTTGATAATTGCGTATATAGTTCAGTTTGCTTTTTCTATGACCTCAACCCGCCTCAGCCTGTCATACAGGCCATAATCTGTGCGGGTGAAAGCATCAGGCGGATGGACATAGGCCGATACATCCCAGCGCTGTTGCGCTTGTTTTTCTTCTGAAACTGCAAGGCGGTCAACAAAGCGCGCATCAAGCGCCTCTTGGGCTGTAAACCATGTTTCCCTGTCCATCCAATCAGCAATCTGTGCCTTATCATTTCCGGTCTTTTCGTGATAATCGGCCAGAATGCTGGCATCGATTTTTTCCAAGGTGGCGGCCATGTCCAAAAGATCATGACGATTGCCAATAACCAATCCCCATGAATTATGAATCATAAGAAATGCGCCATCGCTCATCTCCACCGCATCGCCCGCCAGCGCAATATAAGAGGCTGCCGATGCCGCCAAGCCATCGATATGAGTAATAATCTGCGCGGGGTGCTGCTTTATGGCCGTTACCATGGCGCGGGCGTCAAACACATCACCACCCGGGGAGTTAATGCGCAAATGTATAACAGGCGCAGATATGGCCGCCAGATCTTTGACAAATTGTGCCGCACCGATCCCGCCCCATGCACTTTCACCAATCACATCATAAAGCCAGATTGTCGCTTCCTGCGCAGCAATATTGGAGCAATATTGTCGCGGATATGTCCTGTTATCCTGCAACAGTTGCTGTATCTTGTTTTTCTGTAACATCTTTGCCCTCTTTCGGTTTTGATAAAATATCTGCGCCTGATAAAGCCGGAAGGTTTTCAAGGCGGCGCACCTCATTTTGTGTCATCCATGCCGGATTTTGCGTACCGCCCAGCGCCTTGGTGTAATATTCCGCCCGTGATTTTGAATCGCCGCGCAAAAGCCCTTCCACATTGAATTCTGAAAAATATCGCTCCGTCCAAAAGCACTTACGGTTAATTTCCTGCTCAATACGATTGAGATGCGGGGCAAGTGTATATTGAACAAAGCCGATGCTTTGCTGCTCAATGCCTGACCCCCAAGAGGTTGATTTATCCGTTTCCCCAATCATATGCGGTGGCACACCAAACGCGCGGGCGATATCGGACACCTGAAAACGGCGCGCTTCGATCAATTGGGAATCCTGTGCCGAAATTGTAAGTTCCTTTAAATCTGTTCCTTCTGTAAGGACAATCGGCAAACTTGTATTATGCGCTCCACCATATTTTTGCGCCCAGATACGGCGTAGATTATCAATTTGCTCTTGGTTCATCTTACCGGCCACTTTTAAAGCAACATCAGGATGCGCGCCGCTGGCAAAAAATCGGGCGCTGAATTCCTCTGCCGCCAGCGCAAGACCGATCGCTTCTTTGGCAGCATGACGAATAACGCTCATACCTCGCAGACCGTTAAAACCAAAACCCGGAATGTGCAAAATGTCGTCCTGATCTCTCCCTACCCATGTGCCAGCATGAGAAAACTCATAACGCAAACGCCCTTCAATTTTGCGAATGGATACAGAACGGCTATCCAAAGGATGTAAGGCCAAAATTTTTCCGCCGCGGCCACGTTCTATTGCTGCAAGGCCATCACCGGCAAGAAGCATTTGCCCCACCATATACTCCCAGAACACAGCGGCAGAGACGTGCGGGCAGGGCTGCTCATTCAAAAGCCACCATAAATCCGGGCGTATGCGTTCCCGCCCGTCTTCCGTTCTTTGATAGATATTGAGCGGCAGGCTGGCTATCGCCCCTGCAATCAAACGAACACAGGCATAAACCGCTGTGACCCGTAGCGCCGATTGTTCCGTCACCGCAACGCCAGAAACCGACGGCATGCCGGAAAGCAGTTCGTAAAGTTCGGCGCTGCCCAGCTCAATTGTATTGTGTGGCTCTATCGCAACAGGGCGTTTTTTGAAAATTGAGAAAAGGCTCATAAAGCAACAAATCCTTGTTCGATAACCCCGCTATCGCCATTTTCGAGCAGGAAACGATTAAGCCCCATCAAGATAGCGATAACGCCATCGATTTTATTTTCAGGGCGTTCCTTGCGCGGGTAGATATTATCCTTCGCGTCACGATGGCAAACCACATTGCTTACCATCCATGTCAAAACAGGATCACCATCAAAGGCAAACTTGCCTTGCAAAACCAGCGCCTCTAATTGCTTCATAGGTTCGGAAAAGTTTAAAACGGTCGGGCGCACTTCAATCATGGGCAAACCTTCTCCCATCATGCGCGTTGAAAATTGCGTGGCCTGAAACGGGTCGAAGGCAACCGCTTTCACATCAAAACGGCGGCTCCAATCCAGCAACTCATCTTCAATCAGTGAAAAATCGGTGACATTGCCCGGTGTGGCCGTTAAGTGGCCTGCATTCATCCAACCCTGATATTGACTATTTGCTGCAGAGAATACGGTTTCTTCAGGCAAAAAATGCCGTACAAAGCTCACCATTCTGCCCTCTTGTTCAAACAGGATAGCCATAGAGGCAATATCAATCTTGCTGGCCAAATCAATCCCGATCCAACATGATTGTCCCTCGAATGCCTCTAGCGGCAAGGCTGTATCCGCGCATTTTTCCCATGCACGAATATCCATCCATGCGGTATCCGTGCTTACCCAGTCATTGCAATGTTTTGTGCGAAAGTTATTTGTCGCCGAGGGTAATTGCATAGCCTTAGCTTGTAACGGCAACACGACTTCCGGCCTGACAGAAATCCCCCAATTGGGATTAGCCTTAATCAAGGCATCTTCCACTGCCCAATCATCCGTATCATCAAGGCCATAGATAATGCCAAACTGGCTCTCATCTTCAACGATATTTGAAAGCACTTTTGTAACGAAGCTGCGCACTTCATAACAAATACCCGCACGGTCAGAACCCGCCGTTGTAATAACCCACAGCAATGAATTATCCCGTTTACCCGTTGCCGTTTCAACAACATCATAAACCGTACGGGTTTTATGAGCGTGCAGCTCATCAATACAGCCAAAATGGATATTGAGGCCATCCAGCGTAGAACCTTCTGCCGACAAGGCTTCAAACTTTGATGCCGTGGCCAGAACATGGATATTATGCGCCCCCACAGTAACGCCATATCGCGCCCGAAATCCTTTTGATTTTCTGGCCATTTGCTGCGCATCACCAAAAACAATGCGTGCCTGATCCCGCGTGGTGGCCAAAGAATAGCACTCTGCACCACCTTCACCATCTGCCGTCAGCATATAAAGCCCTACGGCAGAAGACAGGGTGGATTTCGCATTCCCACGCGGGACTTCAATATAGACACGGCGAAAACGCCGCCTGCCACCTTTATCAACCCACCCGAAAATCGTTGAAAGAATGAAAATCTGCCATGGCTCAAGAATAATCATTTGCCCTGCCAATGGGCCTTTTATATGCGGCAGCAATTCAACAAAGGCACATAAATTATCCGCCGGACGATATTTACGACCTTGTGAGTCCGTTAGGATGGGATTGAAGCGATAGGGCGAATTCTTTCCTTTAAAGCGCTTCAAATCATCCAATTGCCGCTGGCAAGCCTTCTTGACCCATTGGTTTGCAGGCACATACCCCGCTACCACAGATTCAGCATAGCGCTTGGCAATAGCGGTATAGTTTTTCGGCATAGTCTTCTATCCCCCCGCAATCACATTCCAAGGGTCATCTTCTGTTTTCGTATCCTGTTTAATGACCACGCGTGAGCGGGAGGCAGGCGTAAAACCCATCTCCGCCGCCGCCTTCATCATGATTTGCGCTTGCTTGTTTACAATCGCCAGATATGGCGACTGCATAGGAACACCGGTATTGGGTGCTTTAACTAACATCCCTGTACGCGCCAATTTGTCGCTGGCTTCCTGATACAAATCATAAGCCACCACCCATACGGCAAACACGGAAGCATCAACATCTTTTAAAAGCCCCGGCGGCGCAAACTCCACAACATCGCGCCAGATATTCTGTTGACGCTGCGATAGCCATGCAGGTGCAGCCGCCAGATCGGCGCGTGGTTGAGGTTCTTGCTTATTGATTTTTCTTTTTCCGGGGTTACCCGCAACCAGTTTCAGAGCCGTCGGCTTTGGCTTCCTTCCTCTCATGGGCTTGATACCCCCCTATGCCAATTTCGCGGGCACAAAAATTTGACGGGGGGCGCGTACCGCTCGGCCTTAGCCCCAGACTTTGCCTCCCCCGCCTGATATGACAAGGCTAACGGCGCTTTGGATTGCCAAACCCGCCATCCTCGCGTGCCGTTTTACGTGCATGGCACGAGGCACACAGCGCCTGTAAATTACTGCGGTCATTATCCAGCGCATCGCCATTGATATGATCGACAACGCTCGCAGCCTTCACAAGGCCAGCCTGCGCGCACAAAGCGCATAAAGGTTGCTCCTGCAGCACCAGCGCTCTTAACCGTCGCCACCGCCGATCATTGGTCGGCAAAGCGCGTTTCGCCTGCCTTTGCCGAGCGCGAGCCTTGTTATCCCACTGACGCGCGTCACGTTGATGCTTTGCGCAATATCCGGGCACATTCACAACCGCAGGACACCCCGGATGTCGACACGGCGTAGGCGCTGCAAAAGGCATAATCCCTCGCTTTTCCTGATCTGTTCAACTTTACTTCGCGGTGAATAGAAGCGTTCATGACGATGCAACGCCAACAAAAGGAGCATCATCATGGCCACCGCAAAAAAGAAACCCGCATCCAAGAAATCGGCAGCGAAGAAGCCTGCACCAAAGCCGCGCACCATGCCTGCCAAGGTCGTAAAACCCCAACTGGAAGCGGTTCAGGCCGTCACCGAACCGAAGACCAGCAAGAAAGCCCTAATCATTGCGTTGCTGGAACGCCCCGAAGGCGCAACCATCAACGAGATGATGCAGCAGACCAACTGGCAAAGCCACACGGTGCGCGGCTTCCTTTCCATGCTGAAAAAGGCTGGAAAAACCGTCACCAGCGAACGCATCAGCGATGAGCGGCGTTACCGTATCGGGGAAGTGCCCGCCAAGGCGGAAGAAGCCTCAGCGTAAGCGTTCTTTCTCCAACTCATCAAAACCCTGGCCAGTCGCGGCCAGGTTTGCTTTCTTGCCCGTAAACTCCTGCCAGCGCTTGACGATGACATCGGCGTATTTTGGCTCAAGCTCGATTAGGCGGGCGCGGCGTCCGGTTTTCTCGCAAGCGATCATGGTGCTGCCCGAACCGCCGAACGCATCCAATACGATATCCTTGGTCTTGCTGGAATTGTGCAGGGCGCGTTCCACCAGCTCGACCGGCTTCATGGTCGGATGCAAATCGTTTTTCACGGGCTTGTTTACAAACCAGACATCGCTCTGATCCCGCGCTCCGCACCAGAAATGCTCGTGGCCGTTCTTCCAGCCATAGAGGATCGGTTCGTACTGGCGCTGATAATCAGACCGCCCCAGCGTGAAGGTGTTTTTCGCCCAGATGATGAAGGTCGACCATTTGCCGCCGGCTTCCGAAAACGCGCCATGAAGCGTATGCAGCTCCGAGGATGACATGCAAATGTACATCGCCCCTTTGCAGACCATCATCAGATTGGTGCAAACATCATACAAAAACGCTCCAAAATCTGCGCCCAGATTGTCATTTTGAATCGGACGGGATTTGCCGCGCATCTTATCCTTGGCTGAGTTCGCGTAATTGACGTTGTACGGGGGATCGGTAAACACCATGTCGGCCAACTCGTCTCCCAGCAGCGTTTGATAGCTGTCAATCAGCGTGGAATCCCCGCACAGGATTTTATGATCACCACATATCCATAAATCGCCCAGCACGCTGACAGGATTTTCAGGGATTTCCGGTGCAGCATTTTCGTCCGTCAAGCCTTCACTGTCTGCATCACCGTCTAGAAAGGCTTCCAGCTCGTCATCGTTAAAACCCAGCAACGAAAGGTCGAATTCCTCGCCCTCCAGCGCCTGCAATTCCTGCCGCAGCAATTCATCGTTCCAGCCAGCGTTCTCAGCGATTTTGTTATCGGCAATCACCAGCGCACGACGTTGCGCCTCTGACAAATGGCTTAAACGGATGGCAGGAACTTCTTTGATGCCGACCATCCGCGCCGCCATCAAACGCCCATGACCGGCAATAATACCTCCGTCATCTCCAATCAAAATCGGATTGACGAAGCCAAATTCCGTCATCGATCCTGCGATCTGCGCCACCTGATCATCGGAATGGGTGCGGGCGTTATTGACATAGGGGATCAGGTGATCGACAGAAATATATTCGACATTCAGAGCCAGATCTGCGGTCATGTATTTCTCCTTTAATTTTTGGGTGCGCAGTCACAAAAGGGCGGGTGCGCATTTCTGGGTACGCACCTTTGAAAGCCTTTATTTTCTGCTGTTTTTGGGGTCAGGTGCGTAAACTGCGCACCCAGAAAAATAGTCTGTGACTAAAAAAGTCCTGCGCCTTAGCCCGCCGCATAGGGGCCAATCGCCGGAAGTACCTTTTTGCCTTTGCCACTGCACCTCATATGCAAAAAGCCACGCGGTGAGGCGTGGCTTCGAATGCAATGATCGCGATGATAGGTATTAGAATGGCAAAATCTGTTCGCCGTGTCCGCAACAAAAATGTTCGCGAACATTTTATATTTTTCCAAGACCAGTCATTAATCCGCCCATTTCTAGCAGGGGAGTTGCTGTCTTGGTGTTCATACCAACCAGAATATCAACACCGTCCTCGTGACTTTGGATAACAATGCGTCCATCACCACCAACAGGACCGGTGGAGCTAACCATGCCTTCGTATTCAAATCCATGGTTCACAAAAATCTCCTTAACCTCAGAAGCAAAATTGAATGCTTCGGAATCATTCGCAATACAAACGATTCTGAATTTCTTTTTCTCAATCTTATCCAGAAGAGGCATTTGCTCTACAAGGTCTTTTGTTAGCTTCCTTCTGCCGCTCGGAAGGCACTCTTCATTTGACTAATCTCGCGCGATGGTAATTTCAGCTTTTTGGCCAGCTCCTCCCAATTGCGCACAGCATTAATGACATCACCAATAATCTCATTAGCCCGTCCATCATCTATGCGGAATACGGGCGCAACACTGCGGACAAGGTCAAGGCTCTGGCTGTTGTCTTCCTTGGATATATTGAGAGCAAGACCGCTACCCGTCGCAACAGGGTTGATATCGTAGGCTGGGGACAGTACCCAGCCGCTATCGCGCAATAAGAAGCCGTGATTGCGCAAGTGATCATCTGTGTTCGATACGCAAATGTAAAAGACAATGCGCCGCCATAGCTGCTCCAGATCTTTATTAGCCTCAGCGCCGTGCCGCATCAAGAATTCGGCAAGGTCAAGATAGCTAACGCCTGTGTCCCCACCATCGCCATCCTGCTTACCCAGCAACGTCATGGCCGAGGCAAAATGTACACGCTCGCCACTTTCTGTCCGGTCAAAACGCTTGCTCAGGAATGTATCGTATTCACCTGAGAAATTGCGTATATCCGATTGCACGGTTTCAACGCCTGCCGCTTGAGCCAGCTTATAAACCAGATATTCCCACCTGCCGATATTGATTTCATCACGGCGGCTGGGGAACTTTGCAATCCACGGATGACCATGCTCGTCCAGCACGCTAGCTTTCGGGCGTGCGCCGCCAAGAGAACCGCCTGGCGCGATCAGCATTTTCAGCCACTTCATATAATCCTTATCAGTTTCTGCATCCTGGCGTTCCAGCTGCAAGCTGGCGTACTCCAGATCACGCAGCTTCGCCCATGGCGGTGCAGCCATATCAGCCTGATTGTCCAGAAACGGCCCATCTTCGGAAAGGCGGAAACGCAACGCGCCCATCCGGTGACCATCATAAACGCCGAGCAGATAATCGGATTCCATCAATGTATGAATATCGCGGTCTTCGGTTTTAGCTTGCTGTGCCTCGCGCCTTTGCATCAAGACACGCCCCCAACGGTCGGGAGAGGAATCAAGGAAAAGGCCAAAGTTGTCATGTCCATCCCGCGCATATTGCGGGCCAGAAAAAAGGCCAAGGTTAGGATCAAGCACAAGAGCATACGGAGACTTCAGCCAAGCAGGGGCATATTCAAATGAAAAGATTTCTTTCCCGCGCGATGGTGCAGCGTACATCATACCCATAACAACAGGCTCTGCCATGCCCTGCCAATGGGCGCAGACCTGAATTGCTTTTTGTGTTTGGCGTTTGGCGCTCATGATTTTTTCCGTTTCGCTACACGTTCTTTCGTATGTGTAAGATCAGCATCCTGAAGTTTTCTTCCAAGAGGATCATCCTGCCCAATCAGTAATAAGTCCTTTTCAAGCCCCAGGCTAAAGAGGACGCTGGCATACGCGCCCAGCGTTACACCACTGTCACCGTTTTCTACCTTGCGCAGGGTCACACGGTTCATGCCAGATCTCTCGGCCAGCATGACTGTTGTGATCTTGCGGCGCAGACGCGCCAGCTTAATATTCTCACCCAGCGTTTTCAGGATATCCTCCAACGTAGGTGGCAAAGGGGCTGTTTTCCTTGGCATTTTTATTCTCTAATGGTTACTATTAACGGCATTATTTGTATTTATTGTATATAATATTAACCATTGAGTCAATAGAATTGTGCTGTATCTAATTTAGCCACCAATTTCGATTAGAACCCCGCCTGGATCAAAATCGGCACAGTCAAAACACCCATCGCCACGGGGATATGCCTCTCCTTTGCTCATTGCATACACGCTTCATTTCGAGAATATAGCAAGTGAATAAGGCGCCTTTGAATGCGTGGCCGTCAGCGTGGCATTTTCCACTTATCCACAAGGCTTGCTGTTATTTCTTCTATTTCTTTTTTGAGGTTATTTCTTCTTCTATATGGATACGCCACTTTTGGCGCATCTGGATGTGCCAGTTTCGGCGTGTCTAGATGTGCCACTTCTGGCGTATCAAAATGCAGCCTGTGGACAAGTAAGGCTTTATCCAAGACATATTGATTGGATTGCCCGCGCCCACGACGCTGGGTTTCGATAAGTTTGTGGGCTTCTAATTCGGACAAGAAACGCTGGACGGCACGCACAGACATGCCCAGTTCTGCCGCCAGCGTCGGCAGCTTGGGGAAGGCCTTGTTATCCTTGCCCGCATACTGGATCAGCCGCGCGCAGCACAATTTCGCGCCGTGGCTTAAATCCGTACGGCGCAGAATTGTGTTAGGTATTGGGGCAAAAGTGTCTTTGCTCATAGGCGAGCCTGGGCGGCTATTTTGCCCAGCGCACGCTTATAAATCTCCCATGATTTCGTCCGGCCATAGCCGAATTCCATGCAGATCAGCTTCCACGGCACGCGTTCACAGCGCCGCCAGACAAGGCGACGCTCCTCGACCTCCAGCCATTTCAGCCAGACAAATAACACTTCCTCCATCTCAGTAATGTCTTTGGATTGCGGGCGGGTGCGCAGAGGATCAGGCTCCATTTGCAGGATTTCCAGCGGTTCACGAATGATGGTCGGCCATGTGTTGAAATAGCCTTGAATGCGCCGATCAGGCAGCCTGCGCAACGTACGTACCGCATCGCGGATGCGCTGCTCCACCTGTCGCTGTTTAGCGGTGATTGTCATGTCATGTCTCATGAGCGATCCTCCGCCTGTGTTTCTGCCTTGTCCTTTTCAATGGCTTTGAGCTTGATAATGCCCTCAACCCATTGTAATGCGCGGCGGATTTCACGCATATCCTTGAACAAAGAATCACGAATCTCTTGCAGTCGCGTTTCTGTCAAAGCTTTCAGCTGCCCTACGGGCGTATGCTGCACCCATTTGAGAAGCGATGTGTGTTTTTGTGCCTGTTTCATCGATTATCCTTTCCTATGTGATGTGGTCACACAGGACTGGTTTGCTGTCGGATCAGAAAATTACGATGCAGGCTGTAAATTATTTCATGGCCTCCTTGATGTATTTTCGTAACCGTTCAATACGGCTATAAACGGATGAGGGCGCAATCCCCAGCTTTTGAGCCATTTCAGCAACCGAATAGTCCTCTAACATCTGGTAAACATCTTTAATATCTGGCGGCATGGTGGCTACAATTTTGGCAATGTCCATGTTTTGTTCAGTGGCTGTTTGGCTGTACGCAATAAGGGCATCTCCCCAGATGCCCTCGTCACTTGCAATTATATCCGCTAATGTTATGCCATCATCTTCATTACCGATCTTGTGTGATAAGGAAAAGTTTTGCAGGCCTGACCAGCGCTTTTGTCTTTCTGCATCGCGCACGATCATAAGTGCTTTTCGGTTCACCACCGTTTTAATAAAGCTACGCCGATCACCCTTTTGCGGATTAAAATCTGGCATTGAGAGCAGATAATAAAGCATCAATTCCTGCTCCAGATCTTCCAAATCATCCCGCGAAAACATGGGCATGCGAATTAAGGTTCTTGCTTTATAGCCAATAAAAAAAGCGGCGTAGGAATCTACACCGCTGTATTTGTTTTTCGTCATTGTCTTCTTCCGAGGCTATGCCCCGCAAAGAAGAATTTTTCTCAATAATGATACTCGTTTCAGTATGGACGTTACCGCGCAAGAACTATGGCGAGTAGCCATTTATGTTGTGCATATTCCGTCTTTACGGAGCGTCTTTTGAAACCGGAAACCGTTTCCGGCCTTCTCGGAAAAGAGCCTATGAAGTGGACAGAAAACCGCAAGAACGCAGTTTTATCTTAGATAGTGAGATCGATATAACGGCCAGACACGCAATAGTGTGCCTTTACCTTTGGTTCACGCGTCATCACTGATAAAAAAACAGGAAGGCTTTACGGCATAAAAACCTCGTTACAATGATAAGGCTCATCATACTTTCGTATGTCCAATCGCAGATATCCGTTAGAAAAAATGCATCTTTATTTCACTAAGAATCGCACTGGTTTATTCTGTATTTGCAAAAAAGCACTAATGGAGGGGAAAG